TTAGAAGCCGCTCAGCCGCACCTTGACCGATGCCGTGTCGGCCGGCGCAGCCTCCACCGCGACACCCAGCAGCGTGTTGCCGCTGGCGGTGCTGGTGGCCAGCCCATCGGTTGCGTTCCAGTAGACCTTGCCGCCCAGGGTGAAAGCGTTGGCCGCCACCTTCGGCAGTTCCCAGACGCCCCGCGTGGCCACGTCGACCGGCACGCCGGCCGCCGCGTCGCCCTGGGCAATGCCCTTGATGTCGCCCGCGATCACCACGCCGCCCGACAGGACGGCCGCCGGGGCGGGAATGGTGAGAGTGTCACCGCGTTGGATATAGTTCTTGGCCATGGCTCAGAATCCTTTCGAGGTCTGAAGGTGGATCAGGGAAGACCGGCGTCGGGTCAGCGCCGCGATTTCGGAGTCCAGCGCGGCGATCGCCCGCTCGATCTCGCCCTGGCTGCGATAGACGACTTCCTGCCCGTTGCTGTCCCGGATGCTGCGGGTGCCGCTGTAGCGGACACCCTCCAGTGCTTCGCGGTGCTGGCGCAGCTTGGTAAGATCCGGCATCACAGCCCCGTTGAGCGATAGGCGCCGCGCCAGTCGAGCCAGCCGCAACCGAAGTCCAGCCACGCCCGGAATTTCAGGCCCAGCGTGTCCCAAGCTTCCTGCCGCTGGATCTGGACGCCCTGCGCCGCGCTCAGATAGGCGTATTGCAGCGACGGAACCGAAGCCGGATCAGCCAGAACGAACCAGGAGTCATCCGCAATGCGCGGCTCCACCACCAGCGACAGCTTGCCGGCAAAGGGGTTCGCGTCCTCGGTCGTCGTCGCGTAGATCGCTGCCAGCAGCTTTTCGGCGGTGGTCTCAAGCTCGGGTCCGACGACCAGAAATTTCGGTTTCGCGGCAATGATGGTCTTGCCGTCCACCCCCTTTACGGTGCGCAGGTGCTGGCGCACGCTACCCAGCGCCCCGTCGTCCAGATCCCAAGCAGACGTGTTGCCGCGCGAGGCGTCGAACACGGGAACCCCGTCCGACAGATTCGGGTTGCCGGTCAGCAGCGCCACCAGTTCTTCCGCTTCGGTCTGGGCCGCCGCCTGCCCCAGGGTGCTGGTCATGTCGCCCAACAACCCCAAGTCGTCGTCGATCAGCAGCTTGCGGCTGACGTTGATCGCCAGGCCAAAGGTTTTGAGACTCATTGTCTCGCCCGACTCGGCGCGGCTGGTATGGGTGAATTCGCCGTGTTCCGACATTTCCTCAAGCCGGCCCATCTCGCCCAGCCGGATCGAGGTCGACTGCTTGAAGTTCGGCAGCGTCCGTTGCCGGGCCAAAGCCTTCAGGGGGGACTCCGCAGCCCGATATGCCTGAGCAGCAACCTTCCCCATGGCGTTGCTGACCAGCAACGGGAAGTCGCTCGCACCCAGGCTGCGGGCGAACACCTCATCGACGCTCATGCCGCGGGTCGACACGCCCGAACGGGTCAGGCTTTCGGCCGCCAGTTCGCGCATGGACATGCCGACATATTCCCGGCTCGCCTCGGGCAGTTCACCGCCCACCATGCGATAGGCCAGCGCATCGGCGGCGCGGGTCTGGATCGCGGCCGGGTCGGTATGGTCGCGGGTGATGCGGATCTTCGGGGCGCTGCGCTTCAGCATCGCCTCGTGGGCAGCTTCGCGCACCTCGTCGTCGGTCACGGCTTCCTCGGTCAGATCGTCGCCCCATTCCTCGGGCAGGTTGCACGCGCTGCGAAGCGTCTCGATCAGCGCCGCGCGGGTTTCGATGTCAAAAGGCATTTCTGCACCTCGTTTAATGATTGCATTTCGGTCAGCCGGGATCGGAACCAATGAAATTTCCAGGATGCGCCAGCGCGTCGCGGTCTTGGTCCGCTGCCCCTGCTCGTCGCGCCCTTCGCGCCATTCCAGGACGCGGTAGCCGGCGCTGACGTGGCGCAGGGTGCCGTCCTTCACGCGCTGCAGGATCGGCTCCACATCGTCGGCAGCGCCAAGACGCAGCACGGCATGGACGCCGGAATTGTCGACCGTGAATCCGCTCGCACGGCCCACCGTCTCGCGGGCGCTGGCGCGGTGATCGATCAGCAGCGGCCTGTCGTCGTCGGGCTCGTTTTCCAGGCCCGCGGGATCGAGGATTTCGAGGAACGCCCCGCGGGCATCGCGACGCGGGACCGGCACACTGGTCGCGACGATTGCGCGGAAGGTGCGCGCATCCTCATCCAGGTCGCCCGCCCGCGGCATGGTGCGCGTGTACCAGTCGCCCGCCGCGCGGTCGGGCTCAGGATCGCGCGGCCGGACTCGGGTCGCGATCTTGGGATTCGCCGTTATTCGTTTGTTCATCGTTTGATTCCGTTTTGTTCTTAAACTGAACCGAAAAGTTCAGCCCCAGTGCCGCCTCGCGCTGCCGGTCGGCTGCGATTTCCGCGTCGACCTGCGCCACGTCATAGCCAAGCTGCGCCACGGCCATGCGGCGGCTGATCAGCCCCATATCCAGCATTTCGCGGGTGGCCTTGGCGTCGGACTCCGGGTCAACCCATTGCGGTTTGGGGAAATGCCATTCTGCCGGCGCAGCGGGATCGGCGGTATTTGAGCCCCGCAGGGATTCGAGCAACTGCCAACGCGCCCAAATGCGATTCAGCGCAGGGACGATAAGCGTGTGCTGGATCGCCTCGATATGGGCGCGGAACTGCACCAAAGCCGTCCGGGCGCTGGAATAGTTGACGCCGCGCATATCACCCGACAGCAGGAACTCTGGAATCTGCAAGCCCGCCGCGATCTGGCGCAGGCTGACGGCCACCAGATCAACCGCTTGCGCCATCTGTTGCGGCTGGCTGAATTTCACGTCCCAGCCCTGCGGAAGAACGCGCATGACGCCAGGCTCAAGGCTCAGGTTCAGTTGGTCGGCGCCGTCCGGGGCGAAGGGATTCGGCCCGGTGCCGTTCTGGTCAATGATGAAGCCGGCCATCATGGCTTGAATCTTCGCATTGACCTGGAGCGCGTCCTGAAGCTGGCTCAGTTCATTGAGCGGCAGAATGACAGGCGCAAACCATGACAGGCCGCGCGTTTGCCCCGCGCCAAGGCGCCGGAACAGGTGAATCACGTCTGCAGCATCGACGCGCACCGGGGCGCGGAAGCTCTGATATTGATCTGTCGGGCGCGCCGGGCGGAAGTGATAGGCAATCGGCTGATCGTCGGAATCATATTCGATGCCCGCGGCGATGTAGCGGCCTTCGCTCAGTTCGACGCTATAGGACTCGTCCAGTTGCTCGGCGGGGACGTGCTGCAACCGCAACGCGCCTTCCGCATCGGCGCGCAGGATCAGCAGCGCCTCGCCATCCGTCACCAGAGCGTCGGCGACCTCGGCCAGCAGTGCGCCGAATTGGTTGCGCTCGGCCCATGCGGTGAATCCAGCGTCGTGATCTTCGCGCGCGCCATCATCATCGCCAAGGCTGGCGGCGGTCACACCATAGCCGACAAGCGCGGTTTTCAGGATTTCAGCGGCATTGCCCGCCGTGGGATCGTTGAAGCGCAGATGACGCGCCCGGCCCCGAACCTGAGCAGCACCCGCCAGCACCTCGCTACCAGTCGCCCCGAAAGCCGGGGTTGACGACCACCGCTTGCCGCTTGCGCCTTCCAGCATCCGCACGGCGGTAGGGTGAACCTGCGCAGGCGCGGCGAGGGTGCGGTTGAACAGGCGGGGCCAGCGCATCAGGCTTCCTCGAACGCGACGATAAACGGCTCCAGCAGGCCCGTAAGATCTAGCGACAGCAGCGCGCGGCTTTCCGGTCCCTTCAGCATCGCACGGGCGCGCTCGGCCCGCAGCGTGTCGTCGGTCTCGGGCAGCCCGTCGAGCGCGAAACTGTGAAACTTCGCCCACGGGTCAAGCTGCAGGTTCAGCCAGACACGCAACCGGATCGGCGTCCCTTCCCGGATCAGTTCCACGGCGCTGGCGAATTCGCTGCGTTGTTTTTCCGGGTCCATGAAGTCGAGGCGCTGGCGCAGCCCGCGCAGGGTTTCGGCGTCGAGTCCGAAGTCGATCAGTTCCGACATGACGCGCGCCATACATGCGCCCGCAATGTCGAGTCGTCCCTCGCGTCGTCCGGTTTCGCCGCGCTGGACAGGGATGAGTCCCTTGGCGTCGAAAATGCGGATTCGTCGCAGCAGCGTCGGAATCAGCTCGTGCGGCATCGCGTCAACGGCGGCCATGGCTCGGGCGGTATCGAGAAAGGTTTTCATGCAGCCTCCTGGTCAACCAGGCTATCGCACACTTGACGCGTCGAGTCAAATAACTTGACGCGGCGCGTTAGATGGATGTAGGTTGGTCTCGCACCGGGCAGATCATCCTCCCTGCCCGGTGCGGCTTCGATGGGCGAAGGGGGCGGCGTTAAGGGATTGGCGCCGCCCCACCTTTCAGCAGCAGCAGGAAAAATGAGCCTCGAATCATCCGCAAAAATCGACAGCCGCTTCGCCCAGCGTTTTCCAAAGCGGCGCGCCTGGGTGCGACCGGCAACCCAAGCGGAACGGACTTCGATTTTCGAGGGTCACGAAGTTCCCGATTGGCTCACGCCCAGCATGGCGATTGCGCGTGTCGGGCGGGATTTTGCCCGCATCCCTTTCGTAAGCACATCCCCCGACATTGCGGACGCAACAGAAGCCGCTGCGGCCATGATCATCGCGCGCGCGGCGGAAGCCTTCAAGGCTGGGAACATTGCCACCATCATCGCAACCCGGTCAGGCCGCTAAGTTTCACTTTTAAAGTGAAACCCACTTTATTCGTTTCTAGCATTGGTCGAATTTTCTCGCCATGGTGATCCCATCGCAACGAAGGGAATCACCATGGATTATTCAATGGAATGCGCCAGAGGCAGGGCCGAAGCTGCGCACGACCTCGCAGCCATTTGCAAAACCGGAAATATGCCGCTACTGGTGCAGAAAATCCGCGCCGCGGCAGCCAATGAAACGGGCTTTGGAGTCGGTTATCTTTATGCGCTCGCAGAAAGGGCCGCGCAATGAGTAACCCATTCCGTGAAAAAGGTTATTTCGTCCAGGAAATAAGGAACCACGCTTACGATATCCTAGATCAGCCGATTCGTTATCAAATCACGCGGCAAGACACGGGCGAGGTCCTGTTTGAAGGGACTTGGCGCGATTGCACCGATTGGATAGCAGGCGCTGAAAATATTCAGCCAGGCTAGCCGCCCGACAGCCATTTGGAGCGAATAACCGCGGGTGCCTTTCGGGGCGCGGCGGCGGAACTCAGTTCTTCGGCGCGCCGGTCAGGCTTCCAGTGGAGCAGGTGCTTTGCACCCAGCGCCATAACAGCGCAATCGAGGGCTTCGGATCGGCGCCCGGTTATCTGATGCCACTGCCGCACCGCGAAACCGCGGCTGTATTTCACGCGGATTTCCTCGCCTGCCAGCTGTTCCCAATAGGTCGGGGGCAAGCTGTCGCTGAACGCGAGTGTCCCGGCTGTCGCCATGCGGTGAACGCGGTCTTTGAGTCCATCGACGCCCAGCAGTTGCAGGCGGATCGTCTTGTCAGCAGCCTTGCCAAGCGTGACGGGCGGTTGTTTCCATCCGCTGACGCCCTTTGACGCGAACACAAGCGGCGCCCTACCACGGCAGAAGGAATAGATCGCAGCAGCCCGTACGCCGTCGCCGGCATCGCAAAGCACCTTGTCATAAGCGATAGTGCCGCCCCGCGGGTGCTGAAAGCGCCTGCCGATTAGATCGGCCAACGCGACCCAAACGTCATTTGCCAGCGGATCGCCCCAGACGGTTTCATGCGCCAGGATGGTGCCGCGCCCTTCGGCATCCCAGGCGACGGTGGACAGTTCCAGGCGATCCGCCTGCACGTCGCAGCCCCCCGTCAGGTAAAGGGTAGACCCTGGGATCGCTTCCAGGTTCGCCTGAACAAGAGTCAGGGCCGATTCGGTAATGCCTTCGCCAGTTTGTTCCCAGCCTTCACCCAGCAGAAGGTTTGTCCAGGCTTGCAGGGCGGCGGGATCGGACTTGGCTTTCAGGAACTCCGAGATAATCACTTGCCAGCGGGCATTATAGTGGGGCGAAACCAAGCTATTTAGTTTGAATCCGGCTCGAGTCTTGCTCTCGGGATTCGTCACCCGCCATCGGCCATTTGCCACCATCTCGGCTTTTCGGCTTTCGGGAACCACGCTGCCGCAACATGGGCAAATCCAGTTCACGCCCTTGTCGATGTCCTGCGGGTCGAATTCCAGGTGCTTGAACTCGATTTCCGCGAAGTCGTGGCATTCAACACAGCGGACTTCGAAAATGCGCTTATCTGAGTCCTCATACAGGGAGTCGACGGCATCGCCCTTGAAGATCGGAGTCCCGCCGAAAATGATTTTCCGGTCACGGTAAGTTTGTGAGCGCATCCGCAGAAGATCGAGAATCGAACCTTCCTCGCTTACCTCATAAGCGGCAATCTCATCCCCGATGCACACCTTGCCCAGCTTGCGGCGGAACGCCCTCGGGCTGGACGCGCTGAGGAATTCGAGCGAGCCGCCCCCGAACAGGCGGCGCATGAGGGTAGAGCGCCCGCTATCGTCGGCCCCGTCGCTGATGAGGCCGCGCAATGTCGGGCTGGCCTCAAACATGGCCTCAATGTCCACGCTAAAAGCCCGGCTGTCGTCCTGCGTTGGCTGCGTTGCCAGGATCGGGCACGGGTTTGTCGCAACCGTGTGTGCAATGTAGCCCATGAGCAACTGACTGAAGCCCACGCGCGCCGACTTGCGCACGATGATTTCGCTGATGCCGGGATCGGTGAAGGCGTCAGCAATCCCCTCCTGGAATTTCCAAAGCCTCATCTTGCCGGGTGTGGCGCTGGCTGTCTGCGGCAGGAAGACGTTGGACTCAATCCATTCGGAAAGCGGGATCGAGGGCGGCGGGCGTAGCGACTCCATCGCGTCGCGGCGCAGTTTCTCAAGCGTTCCCATCTGCCAGCCCCTCCAGGGCGCGTTTGATTTCATCGGTCAGGGCGGCAATGTCATGCACGGTCAGATGCGGCTGCGTCGAGGCGAATTGACTCGGCACGGCCAGCATAGCGGCGCGGATGTCCCGCAAGATCGCCTGCCATTCCCTGAGCGTGTCAGCGACGGGCACAAGCTCGCCGCGAAGCTGGGCGTTTTTCAGCGCGGTTGCGTCGGCCTGCTCCCGCGCCAGGCGGGTGCGCTCAACCTTATATTCATCACCGCCAGCGGCAGAAGGGCGCCCTGCCCGCCCAGCGTGTTCGCGCAAATGGGCGCAGTAATCGCGCACCGCGTCGGGGTAGGCGAACGTCGCGCGGCTCACCCGCTTGAGGATGCCGCTTCGCACCTTCTCGGCCACGGCCTGCCGGGTGATGCCCAGCAGCGCCGCCAGTTCGGATTCGTGGATGGTCCCGCCGGAACGCGCCGGGGGCGGATCGCCGCCCAGTTCGTCAAGCAGGATGTCCGGGTCGTTAGATCGAAAATTCTGCATTTTGATCGGCAAGCCTTAAGTTGAAAATTTTGAACAGCCCGATGAATCGCGGTCAGCGTCCCCCGCGATGCACCCGGCAGGGGAAGGACCCATAAGGACGCATGGGATTCTGGTCCGCGTGGTCCGCGTTGGTCCGCGCATTTTCCCATTGTATCCTTTACTGCCCATCCCCTTACTACCTCTCATTCTTTCGTCTTCTTCTTCCCTCGTGTGCGGTATTAAGAAGTCCGCGGACCAACGCGGACCACGCGGACCAAGGCCCTTTCAATCGTCGAAAGGATCGGAAGCGATGCGTCCTGATGCGTTCAAGCCAATTCCGTTGTAGTGGCGCGTTCGCTGCCCATCGCCCCGCGGGCGCGATACAGTCAGACCAGGGACAGCTGCATGCAGGTCTTTCCCGAAACTGGCAATCGTACCGGGATAGTCGCGCCGGTTCGTTGCGCACCATTCACGCCATGCCGAATGCAAATCATCGCAGCTAACCGTCAAACCTGGCGCCACCTCGCAGCGATCCTTGATAAAAGCTGAAATGGGCGAACCCAGCGCCTCCAGCGCCTCAACGCTCTCGCGGGCGCTTGCGGGCGGAACAAAATGCCCGCGGCGGTTCAAACGCAGATAACCTTCCCGTGCCCAGTTCAGGACGCCGGGCAGTTCTGACAGCAAGCGGGCGGCAAGCCCCCTGTCCTCGCGCCCGTAAAACGATTGATTCATGGTCAGCAACAGGAAGCGGCCGGCCAGCGCCCCGGAGGCATCCTTCAGGGCTGGCAGTTCATTCGACATGACCAGGAAGCGAACGCCCAAGCGGCCATGCCAAGCCCCCCGATACTTCCGGTCGATTGATTGCGAGTCCTCGCCCGAGATGCCCAGCAGCCGCTCCGTTATGGCATCCCGGTCGACCTTACCTGACAGCCGCGCATCCCCGATGATCGCAACCGATTTCCCGATCAGCGGTTCGGCGCCGAAGTTGGTGGCCAAGCTATTCAGCGTAGGAGATACCACATTGCCTTGCCCGACCAGCGCAGTCAGCACGCGGGCGATTGTTCCTTTGCCTGATCGCTTCGGCCCGACGATTAGCGGGATTTTCTGCTGGGACGTATCGGCAGAAAGCAAGTAGCCAAAGATTTCCTGCAGCGTGTCGATAGACTCGTGATCGCCCGGCCAGACTTGATCGAGAAAGCGGAACCATTCGGATGGCTCGGCTGCGTCGGGATCAAATGCAACATCGGATGCGGCCAGGGTAAAGAATGCCGGTGTCGGCGGCAGCAGGCGCCCGCTGGGCAGGTGCAGCAGGCCATTGGCGACAGGGACCAATTCCATCGGATTCGGACCCATGGCGCCGCTCAGCCAAGATGGACTCTGCATATCGGTCGGCAGGTGCGTGACGGCCTTTGTGGCCGCCAGCACGTTGGCAACCGAACTCGCGCAAGGCTTGAAGCTCGTTTCCTTGCCTTTCAGGCTGAGTTTCCGCATCGGCTCCAGATACGTCCAGATGGCGGCCTGAGTGGCAGCTTCGTCCAGATCGCGGTAGCAAGCCCCATTCCATTCCCAGAAGCTGCCGCGATAATGGTGCAGCGTCCGCAGATTCTCGGGCGAAGTGTATCTGTCCCGCACCAGATGGCGCGCCGATGGCATCGGGTCGGCTGGATCCAGCAGCCGGATTTTCTGCCTTCGCGGTTGCGGTTTTGCGCTCGGCGTATCGTCGTCCAGGTCGTCAAAATCGTCGGCTTCCACGGCAACCCCCTGATGCCGCTGCCCGGCCAGATGGAACAGGCTGCCCAAGGTGACGCCGCCGCCCTCCCGCGTCCCGAAGCTGCGCCATTTCGCGGTCAGTTCCCGGTCACTGGCGGCATTCTCGACCGACTGCGACCAATCGGCCCAGACCGTGAACCCCTCGTCCCTGCCATCGGTCGCATGGTGCAGCGCCATGCCGACCTTGAGCCAGTCGTCATAACTGCAGTCGGGGGGAATGGCCTGCAGGGCGGCGTTAACCGCATGCCAATCCACGGGCGGGGGCGGATCGGCAAGCAGCGAGTCCAGGCTGTGGGGGTCGGCGGCGGGGCGCGCCTGCCAGGGGCGGCCGTCTTTGCCCAGCGGCGCCACCCCCTCGACCAGATCAAGGTAATTGCCATCGACCAGCAGCGTTTCGACAGGGTGCCTGCCCTTGACGGCGCCGTAATAAAACGCCTGCGAAAGCGTGAAGGATGCGCCATCCAGCACCCCGCCCAGCGCGCCGTTGAGCCTGGCGCAGAGCGCTTCGCGCACACCCGGCTCACGTTCGCGGCTGAGTGGCGCCAGCACTCGCCACCGCGGCGCCTCGGGGCTGTGGCTGGCTGACGTGTAAAGCAGCGCTGCAATCCCGGCCGCTTCCAACAGCCGCGCCGCGTCGTCCAGGCTGAGTTGCCCCGCGTCATAGTCGGCCTCGACTCCGCTCACTGCCAGCACGTTGGCATTGTGCCGCAGGCACCCTTGCGGGGTTTTCACGTCGCCAAACCGGGCCAGCTTCAGCCACGGCAGCCTGTCCTTGGCGGGTGCGGTCTTGGCGGCGATGCGCTCGGCCAGCTTGCGCAGGCTCAGGCGATGCTCGCCCTTGCTGTGCGCCCCCTGATCGGGGAAGCGCGCCAGTGTGATCGGTCGATCCAGGGGGCCATGCAGCGGGACCACCTGCGCGGACGGCAGGTGGTCATTCAGAAGATCGTCAAGGGAATAGTCTTGCACAGACTCGGGGCGTGTATTATCTTGCATGTGTTCACCAAAATTCAGGGCCGAGGGACTGCGAATCCCTTGGCCCTTTCTCTTTGGCATTATTGCGTCCGATAAAAAGAGCCGCGGCCGTGGGCATTAATATGCGCCCACCAGCAACCCTTTGCAATACTTAGGTATTTTCACATTTACTGTGACAGCAAGTCATCCAATGAATGTTTTTCCGCATCTGCCCGGCCTTTGGCTTCGGCAGCGTCGAGATAATCGCTCCACCAATGCGCCATTCGGACTCGCTCATCCCAATACAAGCTGCGGTTATAACTGGCCTTCACCTTGTTCTTTTCGACGTGGGCCAACGCCCGCTCGATCGCCTCATCGCGCCACAGTTCGGAATCAGTCGCGGCCGTGCGGAACGTCGACCGGAACCCGTGAACCGTGGCGGGCTTCCCGGAAGGATCGCGCCACGCCTCACCCGTGATCTTCCGCAACGCGCTGTGCATGGCGTTATAGCTCAGGTCGGCTAGTCGCTCCCCCTTCGCCAGAGCCTTCATGCGCTTGAGCAGCGCCTTTGACTGGGGCGTGAGCGGGATCTGGTGATCGCGGTCCATCTTCATGCGGACACCGGGAATCAGCCACCTGTCGCGCTGGATCTCGCCCCACGTCGCCCCTCGCAGTTCTTCGGATCGGCAGGCCGTATGCAGGACGAACAGCAGTGCCAGCTTCGTGCTTTCCCGTACCTTGGAAGCGTGCAGCCGATGGAGGAACCAAGGCAGCTGCTCGGGCGGGATGAAGCCAAAGGATCGCGCCTTGGGCGTCTTCCTAAGTGCGGCGTTGAGCCCCACCGCGGGATTGCCATTCGCAAGACCCGATGCAACGGCATAGGTGAAGACCGCCTGCACGCTTTGCCGCAGGCGCTTGGTCACGTCGATTGCGCCCCGAGCCTCCACCTTGCGCAGGACAGCGAGAACATCCTGCGGCGTGATCTGCCCCATCCCCTTGTCGCCCAGATCGGGCAGCGCGTCAGCCTCGATACGATTCCAGACTCGCGCGGCATGGGCTGGAACCCATGAGTCGCGGTTCGCCTCAAACCAGAGCTTGGCGACGGTGCTGAAGCGGTCGCTGCCATCTTCGGCAGCTTGGGGGCCGCGGGGGTCGTGGCCCGCCTTTACGCCCACACGCAGCGCCATGGCCGCATCCCGTGCAGCGGCCAGGCCCATCGCAGGATAAGCGCCCAACGTCTTATAAGAGGGCTTGCCCCCTTGAGGGCGGTAATACAGCAGCCAAGCCTTGCTGCCCGACGGGCGCACCTCCAGCGACAGCCCATGCCCATCGGGCAGCCGGTAGAGTGATTCCTTCGGTTTCGCCCCGCGGCACGTTGCGTCGTTCAATTTCCCCAT